CACAGATTTCTAACGTGCGCTTTTTGGTTTGCAGGCACGTCCAGCTGCGACGTGGGGCCGGTGATCTCGTCAAACGGAAACGTCGCGTTCGCCACATCAACCAGTTTTTCTCTGCTGCTTTCGTAGACCCGGTCAAAGTCCGCGTCGTCGATACTTGTCAAAATAGTGCGTACTGTTGCCATCAGGCTGTCCTTGCTAAACCGTTAATAAATTTTGATTGCGCACTGCACGTATCGATCAAGGCTTGAGCCTTTTCGAGCAGTTTTGGTGGCAAGTGATCGATGTGCGGCTTCAAGCGATCTAGCGCATAGGCATACTTAGCCGGGCCGCGCAGGCACCTATCAAACAGATCCGCGTAATTCAGCACGCAAGACTGATGGCCTAGCACGCCGTAACGAGCTAGCTCTGCTGCTGCAATAGTGCTTTCTGCAACTTGGTCTGTGCGGTGATTCATGTAACGCGGCATTGTCAGAATTTTGCAATCTGGCAGCACGCCCGCGTCGGACTCAGGTATCTCGTCCCATCTGCTTGGGTTGATAAAAAATACGTCTAGGTCATAGGTCGTGGGCGTCACCTTTGAACCGGCCAGTTTGTAAACACCAATGTGTGCCGGGTTATCAATAAAGACTGCGCGCCGTGCTAGGCAGATATCGAAGCTCGCTAGCTTGCGCGCCGGTGGTAGGTCATCGTCAGAAAAAGACAAAACCACACCACCTTTTACGCAACGGCTCGTTTCTTCGCAGTTTTCCAGAGCCGTAGCGATGCTGCCGCGTGCGTCTGGCTGCACAACCTTGCACGACCAACCGGGCATCAACTTAATGCTGCTGACAGTGATCGTCGTCCAATCGTTATCAATTACGAGGATTTTTCGGCTCAACATGCCTAACGCCCTCGAATTGATTAAAGAATTTGTCTATGCGTTTTTGTGCGTCTTGCGCGGCGCTGCTAATCAAGCCGCTTTGTTCGCAGCTAACGATGCGTTGCAGGTTTTCCTTGTGGCTGCCGCCGCGCAGCAGAGCGCGGTACAAGCTGCTGTACGTCAAGCTCTTACCCTCGTGTGAAACGCTGTTAGGGCTAAACATATGAAAGCCGCAGCCACGCGCTATGGCCGCAATACCCATCTCGCTGTTTGCACAGCAACCAACGATGTCAGCGCCAGCAAGCAACTCGTGTCCGCTCATGCGCTTATCGAGCACGTTGTCATCGCCGTACATATTTTTTAGGTGACGAAGCAAGCTAACGCTGGTCAGCGGATGAGGTTTGAACTTAGCGCCCTGCTCTACTGCCTGCTTACCCATGTCCCAATCGAAAGCCTGATCAATGATGTTTGTGCCCGGCAGGAAAACAACAAAGTCATGTCGCTCAAGCGCCGTTCGCAGCCGGTACTTGTCACCAGTTTTTTTGGCAATGCGCTCAACCAGACCCCTGCCTTCGGCTGTAATCTCTGACGACAGACTGTCGAGCATAGTGCGTTGCGCGAAATGAAAATTGGCGGGCCTAACATAGATAAAGCTGTTCAGCAGATCCGTGTATGTGTATCCGTGGATCTCTTGGTCGCCCCCCATGTCGTACCACAGGTCATACTCAAGATTCGTGTTGTGCAACCCACGTTCTGGCAGCATTTCGCGCAACGCAAAACTTTCGCAATCGTATTGCCGAATCACGTTGCCCGACTTGTATAGGTGCGCAAACTTGTCACCCAACACGTCGTTTCTAGCGAGCATATCAAGCGGCATCGTCTAGCCCTTGCAGCTTATCTTCGATCTCTTGCAAGCGATCTTCATTAGCGCCGAAATGCTCAAGGATTATGTCCATCAAGGTTTCTAAGCGCTTGTTCACTAGCTCTAGCTCTTCTTCTAGCTTTCTGTCCATTGGCTACCGTCCCAAAATCTAGCGTTGTGCGCTGCGGCGCTTGAAACTTCTGTTTGTTGCGCCGTAGCAGTCAGGCGCTCGAAAACGACCGTCGTTGTTGATCGGCTAGTTGCGGTCGCAAAGGTGGTCGTCGTGTTGAACGTAGTCGTTGTTGACCGTGAGGTGCTTCTGCTGGTCGCGTAGGTGGTCGTCGTGCTTTTGCTTGTGCTTGTGCTTCTGCTCGTCGAATACGTCGTCGTAAAGGTCGTCGTCGTTGACCTACTTGTCGCAGTGGAAAAGCTCGTGGTGAATGTGGTCGTCGTTGATCTGCTTGTGCTTCTCGACGTGTTAAACGACGTGGTGAAGGACGTGCTGAAGGTCGTAGTCGTGCTCTTCGACGTGTTGAACGACGTGCTGTAAGTCGTCGTGCGCGACGTGTTGAAAGACGTGCTCAGCGTACCGGCCTTACCGTATGACGTCTGACGACTCGTTGAGAAGGTCGTCGTGCGAGACGTGTTCCGCGACGTGCTGTACGTGGTCGTCGTGCTTCTCGACGTGTTTCTGCTCGTAGACCGTGACGTCCCATAGGTCGTTGTGAACGTCGTTGTCGTTGACCTGCTCGTGCTGCGGCTTGTCGTTGTGTTAAACGTCGTCGTTGTGCTGCGGCTCGTAGACCTGCTTGTGTTGAAGGTCGTCGTCGTGTTGAACGTCGTGGTCGTTGATCTGCTGGTGTTGAACGTCGTCGTGAACGTCGTGGTTGTCGATTTGCTAGTCGATGTTGAGCGCGTCGTGTTGGTGTTGAACGTCGTAGTTGTTGAGCGCGAAGTTTGATAG